CAAAGATCTCCACCTGCCACTATGTCACGCCAGATGTGGTTAGACACAAGTGCTCTCCTTGAAGCCATTTCCGAATATGTCGTTCGGTGTAACGGGGATACCTTCTCCGGGCTCACAACGGGTGATTTTAATGCACTCTCGAACATGTTCACACAGCTCTCAGTTTCGAGCGCTGGATATGTTAGTGATCCGAGAGTACCTTTGCAAACTATGTCAAATATGTTTGTATCCTTTATCACGTCGACAGACCGCTGTGGATACATGCTTGGGAAGACTTGGTTCAATAGCGATACCAAGCCTACCGTTTCAGATGATTTTATTACTGCGTACATCAAGCCACGTCTACAGGTGCCGATGTCCGATACTGTTAGACAATTGAACAATTTGTCGTTACAGCCATCAGCTAAGCCAAAGCTGTATGAGCGCCAAAATGCGATCATGAAGGGTTTAGATATACCCTATTCTGAACCTATTGAACCATGTAAATTGTTTCGGTCTGTTGCGGGGCAGACTGGGAACATACCACTAATGGGTATACTCCTGACGCCCCCTGTTGCTCAGCAGCAGCCATTCTTCGTCGCCGAAAGAAGGAGAATTCTGTTTGGAATCCGATCTAATGCGGCTATTCCAGCTGGGGCATATCAATTTGTTGTTCCTGCTTGGGCATCGGTGCTAAGTGTCACTGGTGCATATGTTTATTTTACAAACTCGTTCTTCGGAACGACGATTGCTGGCGTCACGGCTACTGCAACTGCAGCAGACGCTGCTACTACATTTACTGTTCCAACTGATGCGAACAACCTCCCTGTCCAAACGGATTCACGTTTGTCGTTCTCACTTGGTGGTGGGAACATCAACCTGGAACTGGGTGTGGCAAAAACGGGATTTTGTGTCGCAATTGAAGGCGAATTTACGATTTTGGCAAATCGTAGTCAAGCCTACTATACATTGAACTCGATAACTCAGACCCCGACATCGATTGATGATTTCGATGTGTCTGATTTTTTGACGACTTTCCTGTCGCAGCTTCGAGCTTGTGGACAGTATGAAATTTTTAGTGATGCCATGGACCAGCTGACCAATAATTTGATCACGAACTATATGGATCCGCCGGCCATACCTGCAGGTTTGGCATTCACCTCACCATGGTTTCGATTTTCTGAAAGGGCAAGAACTATTCTCGCACTTCAGAATGTCGATTTAAATATAAGAAAGTTAATGGTACGGCACCTTTGGGTCATCACTTCCTTAATCGCCGTATTTGGAAGATACTATAGACCAAATTAGTGATATCATATAAGGAATCTGCTGGTGCGCATACGTGTGTAACCGCGGAGGCTGGGTCAACCAGATAGGGGTAGCCGTGGAGGAAATGCCCGGTCCTGAATCTCGAGCGC